CGGGCCAGTTCCTCAGGAGTGGCTTCAACAGCCTTAGCTCGGGATTCAGCAACTTCGCGAGCAGGAAGCTCCTTGCCCAGGCTACGGGGAGGGCCAGATCCGGTCTTGGGCATGACGGTGGCGTACACGTACATGCCGCCACGGCCGTTGTCCTCGACCTTCATGATCTGGATCGGCTGTTCCCGGTCCAGGATCACGTCCCGGTGGCCATCACCAACGACAACGGCCTTAGTTCCCTTGGGGGTGACCAATGACCAAACGATGTGGGGACCGTCTACCGATTCCGGCTCGGTAAGGTTCGTTGGGACATAGCCCTTGCTGGAGACAAGCCGCCCGGTCCATTCCTCGACCTCAGGCATACGCTCTTTCGGCAGACCAAAGGTTTCTGGTCCACCGACCCAGGTAAGAAGCATGTCCCTGGGCAGTGGCTCCATCATGGAATCTAGGTCGTGGATCTCACGGTGGGGGCCCTCGCGCTGGGCCTCTACATCGACTACGGTCGCGGGGTCGAATCCCCGGTAAAGCGCACCCTGAATCTCGTCATAGCCCTCCTTGGTGTAGAAGTGGCTGATCGTCTCGTCCTGGCGCTTATTCCGCGTCCTCGGTCTGCGGGTACGAAGCCACTTGGCAGCATTCTCGTTAGATGTGAACTCCGAGGCATCGAATCCCTTCAGGATCCGGTCGATGATCGCACGAGCACGGTCACTGACCCTGAAGCTGTCGCGGAATCTTCCCTTGGAGTCACGTGGGTGCAGCTCTGCTTTCCAATGCCCCACATCGACTGCAGCGGTAAGTGAGCCAGGGGCAGCAGCAGGTGCGGCGGCAGGAGGAACCGGCGTGGCAGGGACGGTGGGTCGTACCGGCTTGTTATTTGCCTCTGCCTGAGCTTCTTCTTTCAGCTCTTGAGGAGTCTTATCCTCTAACGCTTCAAAGCGAACTCCATACTGAGCATAGATGCGGCCCTCGGGCGTAATAACAACGCCAGTTTCACTGCCGGGCTCAGCGTCATCATCACCCTCTACTTCGACCAGGGTGAATTCAGTCGAATGGTGGTGTCCATTCCCGTTGCCATTGCCGTTTCCATTGCCATGACCATTGGTCCCAGACCATGCATCAAGACGAGCCAACCGCTCCATCCGGAGGGTCAAGGCCCGTTCCTCGGCCTGGGTCATAGTCGCAGCCCATTTCTGCTGGATTCCGGTTAGCTTAGCAGGGACCGTTCCTCGTCAATAGCGGCTAATTGCGCTGCGCGCCTCGCCTGGTTGTGCTCTTCGAGTTCCTGCTCGATCTGTTCCCACCGCTCCAGGCGAGCTGCCAGTTCTGCGGCATCCTCAGTAACATCATCCGACGGAACTTCGGGAGTCTCAACGGCTTCTTCATCCATGCTGAATTCTCCTAGGTTGTCATCTTCCTGGCCCAGAACTCCAACAGCCATGAGACTGAAGGCGTGGCCATTCTGTTCGCGATAGATGGGGAATCCTGGGTTGTTTACTGCCAGAGCGGCAATAAGCTCCAGGTTGCCATTCACCTCGCGCCAGTCACCTGATAGTGCGGATGCTCGAAGTTCAGCTATCTTCTCCGGAGTCATGGTGGTGGTCAGGGCCCCATTGACCCAGATGCCATGCCGGTCTTCACCGACATTGACCACGGCTGCCGCCCAGCCGGTGTTGTCATAGTGGTCCCGGCTTGGGACGATGCCCCAGTGCGGGCTCGCGTGTCCGGTGCCCAGCGTGATCTTGCCGATGGGAGCCTGGGAACCGTCTTCACAGATAACAGCGCCCTGGCGGAAGAGGCTGTAGTTGGTACGGCTCTTGGGAGCCATTACGCAGGATCTTCCAATGCCTACGTGGCACACCTTCCACTGGGCCAGGTGTCCGGATACGTGGCCGTCCTCAGAGATGCTCAGCTTGGTGGGCGCCTGGAATCCAGGATCTGAGAACCACGCGGACGGCGGTGCCAAAGGTGCCGCCCCCGCGAGTAGGGCGCCTTGGTCAGAATCCGCCAAGCCCACTGACATCTCCCCTGAGTCATCCTCATCCTCAGAAATTTCGACATCGTATTTCTTGAGTGCCTCCTTGATCCGGCCCTTGACGATTTTCAGTTCGTCGGCATCGTACTTAGCGGCATTCTTCGGCATATTGATGTATGCCCATGCGGCCCTGCAGTGCTCTTCCGAATCGAGGGGGTACCTTTTAACCCCATCTGACTGGAATCCATCGTCTGCGTACTTTACATTGCCATATGGCCGTTTTGTGTTAACACTCATTTCACACTCCTGTTCCGGGCTGCCCGAAGTCGATTACATGTTCCACAGACACGATGACCATTAGTACGGAACTGGGTGTTTACATGGTCGTAGGGGTGGCCGCTCGGGCAATGGGTTTTGCGATATTGCCAATACACCATTCGTTCTGCAGAACTGTTATTCTTAGTGGTTGAAAGTTGCATATGATGTGGATTGCAGCATCGACGATGCGGACAATTATCTCCCGACTGACATCGCAATGGATCATGACACAGATGATCTATCTCAATCCGGCTGCTGAAGTACAGATCAATTTCGCCCCAGTAAAAGATATATGCCTGACGATGCGCCCGTGCTATGCATCGGGTACCAGTTGTGTTATAGAAATGGAAGTTGCCGTAGCCCCGCTGCGTACTGTCTTTCCATAACCAGCAACGTTGAATGTCGTGTGGATCGAAGTCCACCTTGGACCAAAACCTTGCTTCCAACTCTTGTGTCGTCATTCTAGTAGCCGCACTTCATGCAGAAGCCATTGTCAAAATGGCAACCGTTGGGTCCGTAGGTGTTCTTCATGTCTGGGTCAACATCAAGACCCATGTACTTGGATGTACTTGGCATCGACGGTGCGCCGAAGGTAATTGTCACCGGGACACCGATAGTGAATGAGCTTGTGTTCGCAGTGTTCGTCGCAATAGACAGAGGAGCCGTCTTCCAGGACTCCAGTGACACGTTGTTCTCGGTAGGAGCTGTCATGGTGATTCCTTCTTCACAGCCGCAGTCTTCTTCCACTGCCAGGGTCGTCACTGGGTCCTGGTTCGGGGAGCGTCCCCCACCCTCCTGGAACGGTGAAACCAGGTTCTCGTCCCCGAACGCAGCGGCCATGGCCCCGTACATCTCGTCAATGACCGGGATCATGCGCTGTTTGTCTTCCTCAGGGATATTCGGCAAGCCACCGTGGGCGCCAGACAGAAGTGCAGCTGCCGAATACACGGCGTGATAGATCAGATGGGGCTGGTCGTTGATGATGTCTGCCAGCGGCAGCCGGAACGAATCCTGGTTCAGGTTGTCGTTGACCTCGCTGCCGTTGCGCCATAGGAACACGGATGCATAGCGGTCCAGGCTCGGCTCTCTGCTGCCGATGCCAGCCCAGTAGGCAATGCGCTTGACTGCATCGTCAGCGTCAAACTTGTAGTCCCGAGGTGCCAGTGGCCAGGACTTCCACGAGTCTGTATTCACGTCGAAGAGGCCCCAATCCTCGGTGTCCACCCCAATGGAGGCCAACAGAGCCTTCTCCTCGGGACTGTCCACGCTCATGTGCACCTGGTGGAAGGCGGGCATCGGGACCAGGGTCACGCCAATGACGTTGTACTCCTTAAACAGACCAGCTTTCTTGTCCGGGCGGGTGGGGTGCTTGACGGCCTCCACGGTGAAGTCCCGGTCCAGGTCGACGCTGGGTCCCATGACCTTGTTCTGGAGCATGTAGATGGCCTTGGGTACCTCGGGAATCATCTCCGGATCAAGGAACTCACCGTCAGCCCAATAGCCACCGGGACCCTGGAATATGTTATTTACCTTGCCCACGACGGTGGCACCCTCGTGGCCCCCGGACCCAAAACGCACCAGCAGGGGTAAGGGCGTAGGGCGGCTGGTCAGCTTCCCGGCTGCGAACATCCGGCCGTCCCCGGTGGGAACCTCGGTCGGAGCAATCATCCCGCGCCATTTGATTGTCATGATCCGGTCCTTATAATCAGGTTGCATCGACAGCCACAAACAAGGTCCGGTGGAGCTGCTGGGTCACCAGGGAAAAGCATGGGGAAGCCATCAACGATGAATGGTTGACCTAGCGGCTGGGTTTTGGCATTGGTGAGCCGATGTGCGGTACGTTCTCTACCATCCATCGTGGTATCCCATTCCTTGACCAATCCCTGCTGTCCTTGCTTCTCGCGAATGAGCCCGTGCGCCAACATGGAAGAGTTGAAGTGGCGCGTCAGCTCCGTCTGGGCAATCAGACGGGCCCTGCCATCCCAGTTCTCTGATCCGGTATACGTGAGCACATTGTCCACTCGATTTGCTATTTGTTCCAGGCTTTCACCTGCATTGGTGCCTTCCAGAATCTCTTTTACGACTCTGGCATGTACTTCATCAGGTATCCGGACCAGCAAGTTGTAGGTAAGCGCCAGGTTCGCCTGTATGTACGGGTCTCGTGGGTCATAGTCACCAGGTAAATTGGCAGCCGCCCACCCCTCCTTCAAGGCCGGGGTCAGTGCAGCAAGAATCCGGTCAACCTGCTCCTGCCACAAGGGCACTGTGGCTCTGACTGCTTCTGCGTTTGGCTGAGCCTTGAACTGACGCCAGGGCGCCATCACCACTTCTCGGGCACGCTTGAGCCACCGCTGCAGGCCCGATTTTGCAGCAGCGTAGATAGAGTCCTCAGAGCCCTTACTGGGGGGCACGAACTACTCCATCCGCCTGGAGCATTGAAAGCAGGTTCGGTGGTTCATGGGCCATCCCGCGTACCAGCAAAATTGAGCAGTACTTGGCCAGGGAGCTGCGCAACCGTTCCGTATCAAAGTCATCTGCGAAGAACTGGGTCATGGCAGCCAACTGATCCCAGGCTCCAGATAGCAGTCGATTTGCATGGGCCTGGTCCTGGACCTTGATCCTGGTGTGCAGCTCGAAGTGAGGTACGTCCGGCCAACGGTTGCGGTTGTGGTTATCCAGCAGCCGTTTCCCGGCTAGTTCCAAGCCCCGACGAACTGTTGCCTCAGCAAGGACGACAACGCCCATCTCCTGGGTGGTGAAGGCGGATGACTGGATACCGGTAGGGGGTCCAGTGCCAGTGCCTGGGGAGGGTGGTGGAGGGGGCGCACCAACATTGCCCAAGGTGTTAGGCATCGGAGGCGGCAACTCGGACTGGATTCCGGTGGGCGGGGGCGGCGGTGGAGGTGGGCCGCTGCCCCCGCCACCTGGAGTAATGCTCTGTGGTGTGGGGGCGATCATTGCTGACTGTGGGATCTGCTCCTCGGTGATGCCGGCAGCCTCACGTACGGCCTGGTTCTGCAGCAGCTGTGGATCACGGAGCAGGATTTCCTGGATGAAGCGCTTGGTGCTCTCGTCTGAGCTAGGGGCTTCTGCTTCCTTGAAGTAGCCGGTATCCCGTACCGCGTCTCCGCTGAGCAGTCCTTTCTCATACAAGTTCAAAGCGTCTTGTAGTCGTTGCGGCCGAATCTGTAGTGGACTGGTGTCAAAAGAATAGGTGTAGCGACTGGGATCCTCGCCCATGAGCTTTAGCGCCGGAATCAGGTACGCCTTGGTTAGTGCGTCACAGATTCTATTCATGAGGGGTTCAATGTGGACCTTTATCCCTTGGCCCTCAATAAGGTAGCCGCTGTTGCCGGTGTAGAAGATCCTTCCATCTCGTTTGGCAAGCCAGGTTCCATTGGCAGTGGTGGGACACCAGACCTTGCCTGTGTATTTAACCCAGGAACGCTCTGTGTACTTAGGGTCAATGACCTTGCGGTGATTGATGGTAAGGATGTGTAATGGCCGGGTTCCGTAGGCTGCATCGGTCTGTGGACGTAGGCCCCATTGCACACTCAGGCCCAGGAGAATGGCCGCCCGCTCAAGCGGACGAAGTCTGTCCTGCTCTACCTGAAGAAGCCAATATCCGTTGTGACGCCGGTTTCCGTCCCCGATCTCGATCATTGCCTCAAGCAAGAGCAGCAGCTGAGACTCGGTCAAGTCATCAATGAAACTGTCACGAATTACCTTGATTCGACCGGGTGCCACCTCAATGAGCGAATGCGCCTGAGCAGCAGAGATATGGAAACGTACCCCTGATCCAACACTGACCGTATTTTCTACCGTTTCGGTCCATCCAACACCAACGGGTCCATAGAGATTGGTCAGGATCCGGCGCAGTTCTTGAATTTCACCTGCTTTGAACTTAGTAAGATGGACCTTGGGCCGGCCGTTACCGGGTATCAGGTTGATTAAAGTGCCGTCTGAGATGTATGCCGCTACCAACTTAACGAAGTCGTCTTCGTACTTAGCGGTAGTGGGTATCTGGGCATTTCTAGCTACGATTGGGATCCGGTCGTGGGCACGGAAACCTTCTTGACTCGTAGTCCAGCCACGACTCTCCGGATGTCTCTTATGCGCCTTTTGCTCTAGTGCCCAGCGGTGGTTCGCCGTCGACAGTGACGTATGGTTCTGACTCCTCATCTGCAGCATGGGTTCGTCAACGACGTCGAATACATTTACGGCCTGGGCTGGCTGCCATTCGGACTGGCCAGTGTCATGATTCAGGGTCAAGATGCAATCACCGGGTGCCAATTGATCGTAGGTGACCCAGCCATGGTCCCTGGTTAACGTCTGGGTATCCATCGACAAGCACCAATGGTTCTCGGCGCCTGAGCCTGATAAAACCTCTGGCGGCATGTCCATGCCAACGCCAAGCCGTTCCACTGCCTCTTTGCGCAGATCCATGGCCTGTTTGCTGAGTTCAGACTCGAAGTTCAGCAGTTTCCAACCGTCAGCGTTGTCGGATTCCACGATGTGCGGCAGGACACCTAGAGCGGATCCTTCGCCCCGGAGACTGGCAGCACCAGCGGTAGCCAGGCGCACCATCAGGGACTCGGCATTGTTGGTGGTGTTTTCTTCTTGAGGGAGGTCCAGGTTGTTCGGGATAATCAGGATGCCGGCGCCAATGAGGCGAGAGTCAATTTGAGAGAAGATGTACTTGGTTAATTGCTCCAGTTCCCGAAGTACGGATTGGCAGGACCTAGATGGAGAATCAGCGCACCAGACCCGGTTTGGGTGCGGAGTCCACACACGGGTAATCACATTGCGTTCAAGGTCTAATCGAAACCGTTCTCCGTTGGGTAGGCCCCAGGCCCATTGCCATTCGCCATTTGCGCCTTGTACCCGTCGCATCTCCGTGGAGGACAGGATGTACCACTCGTCCCTGCCGCTATCCTCATCGGGCCGGCCGACAACATAACATTCGCCGGCCACCGTGAGGTTGATGCCCATGGAGCGCAGGGCCTCGGCCTTGGCGGCGGGGCCACCTAACAACGAGTCTGCGAGTGCATTAACCTTCCGGTTCTTCGTCTCGCCCTGAATCCGGCCCAGCTCATCGACCTTGGCCACGTAAATGCGAACCCTGGAACAGCACTGGCCAACCCATCGAGCTGCAAACCCAAACTCCGGCACAATGTCATACAGCCGCCACAGCTCTCGCTGCCACGTCTCATCACGCCATCTCCAGGCGCTATAGGACAGGTCACTGAATGTGGTCCTAATGGCCGACGCGACCAATGATTTCCTGTGCGGAGGCTCGGGGCTTACGGCAACCGCCTTACCTCTACCAAAGGCCATTGACTATCGCCCCTCCAGTTGGGAAAGCAGACCGGTTACGTACGCCATTGTCAGCCACGCGGGAATAGCTAGCCACCACTGTTGCCAGGGCAATAGTGCAACGGCCCAGAAAAGGGCCGCCGGAAAGGCGACCCAAACACTTACGCACCAACTGCAGTGGACCAGCAGGGTGATCCAAGAGTCTTCTCCATACTTATTGACAACCCAGCGTCGCACGGGCAGTAGGATCTGATCAGCGGTAATGAGCCGGGTTACCCTGGCCACCGCCAGTGTCAAAAGTGCCAGTGCGCCCCATAGCATGGCTTTATACTAATATCAAGACCGGGAATAAAGCACGGAGCCACTGGCGTGCAATAACGCACCCCAACGTAGGGGTGTAGGGTGGCCGGTATGGAATACGACCTCAGTGACAAAGAAATCAGGTACATGATCGAGGCAAATCACCGACCTGTAGAACCAGATCGAATCATCCTCAACAACGGCTCTGCCGTGGGAGACGACACCGAGATCCGCTGTAGGCAAGATGGCCAGAAGTGGCCCTGCACCATCATCGGGAAGCTTCGTGAGTGGTCGCGTGGGATGGGTCCGGATCAAGTGACACTGTAGGATCACCTGTATGGTCCTACGAACCAAGATCACTGAAGGGGACGGCGACAAGCGCCACGGCTCCAGCAACGGCTACTCGAACCTGGGCTGTCGCTGTGCACCGTGTCGAGCGGCCTGGACGGTGGCAAACCTAGCGGCACGTAAGCGTCGCTATGTCCGTACCGCAGCTGGAGATAAGGCCGTACCACATGGTGATCCGCACACGTACTTGAACTGGGGATGTCGTTGCGCCCTGTGCCTGGCCGCTTACAAGGAGACAAGGTTGAAGTGATCTTGGTAGTCGGTGTGCTTCCATGGGGGCATGACTAAGACCAAATGGCACAACGCCTGGTCCAGGGCTCAGCTCCGGACCAAGCGCAGCACCATCGCAGTCATGGCCATGATCCTGGCTCTTGGCGGGTTCATGTTGGGCAGCAGTGCTCCGGCAACGGGTGCGGACACCGGGCTATCGCAGCTGGACCTCGCACGTACTGAACTCGCTAATTGCCAAACCCTGTTGCGCGTCGCTACCAGTACTGCACAACGCAACCGGGCGAACAACTGCATCAAGGATCAGACGGCAATAATCACAGCGCTGACGGCCACGCCTACGACCAGCCCTTCAACTAGCCCCTCGGCCAGCCCGTCAGTTACTCCTTCTGCTAGTCCATCTGCGAGCCCAAGCTCTGCACCAAGCCCAACGCCAACACCCAGTCCAACCACAACTGGGCCACCGTCGCAGACCAACTGCTGGGCCCAGCTCACAGCCTGCGGTTACCCGGACCGGGCCACTACCGGCCGACGCCTGACTGGCGGGTTCGCGTCCGTCACTAGTGGAGATCTGCACATCTTCACCGCAGGGACTGTCATCGACAACCGGATGCACACGGGTGCGATCTACGTCCACGCGGCGAACGTGGTGATCAAGAACTCGTTCATCACCTTGACCAGTGCGGCGCCATGGGGCATCAACACTGAGGCCGTTCCCGCCAGTGGGCCGACCATCATCCAGGACACGGATGTTGTGTGTAACGCCGGAGACGCTCATGGCGTCGGTGCCATCACCGGTCCCAATTTCCGGGCAACCCGCATCTGGTCAGTCAACTGTGAGAACGCCTTGGAGATGGGCAACAACTCGCAGGTTGTGGACTCGTTCCTGCGAGGCTCAGAGAACGGTCCGGCCGATCCACACGGTGACGGCATTCAGGCACAGTCCGGCAGCAACATCGTGATCCGCCACAACACGATGCTGCAGGGCAACCCGATGACATCAGCGATCATCACCAACCCGACGCTGAACAGTCACTGGGTAGTGGAGAACAACATCTTCGGTGGTGGGGCGTTCACGTTCTACTGCCCAGAGGATCCGGCCCAAGGTGATTTCGTCGTCCGGAACAACCGATTCTATCCGTACCGGAATCTGGCCGGCGTGCTGCTCTATGTGGGCCTTGGTGATAACAACGCGCCACACTGGGGTCAGACCGATGCCTGCGTGGACTCGCGAATCACGTGGACCGGTAACTACGATGAATACCTGCGCACGGTTCCGGCCAGCGGTCTGAACTAGCGCTTGACGCCCGTACATACGGGTGCTAGCTTCGAGGGGCCAGCCACTGGCGGGGGGCCGTGGTTAGCCCGGTGGGTGCGACGAGGGGGAAGAACGTTGCCGTCGCACCCACCGTCTAAACTGAAAATTGGACGTGCAGGTGGGTGTGGTGCCTGGGCAAATCCCAGGACGGCAACCTCTCAACCTTAGGCAACCCCCGTTTCCCTAAGAGTGATCTATGCCCATGAAGTACCACCTGTACCTTATTTCCCCTCGGGTGGGGAAACAGACAGGCCCCAGTCATCCCTGCTGACGGCTGGGGCCTGTTCTTTGTCTGAAAGGGACAACTCAAGTGACAACAAAACCGGATGCAGATGTTGCCGTGGTCGTCATCGACGGCGAAGAGACCCTGGCCTGCGTGGTCGTGAACAGGGCCCCAGAGAACGCCAACGGTGTCGAAGTCAACACCTCGGTCAACGGACTGAGCAGGGGCGCCATGGCCTACATCTTCCGGGATCTGGCCGAGCAGTGGGAGCAGGACGCGGCCATCGACACCATCCATGGCAACTGACTACGAGTGGTTACAGGGCCAGCTCGACAGGTACAGCTACCGGCCCCGCTGGTCCTGGCTGATCGTCCGTGGCGAAGATCCCTACCTCGGCCCCCTGGCTAACGTGTGGCAGGTACGTATTACGTTCTGGACCACAGACGCATACAACCCCGAGCGGGAAGTAGAGATCATCTCTGTTCAGGCGGTCCCTCCCTTCGTGGTCACAGAGCGAGACCCTGAGCTGTTCAAGCGCTGGTTTCAGACGGTGATCTTCGATGCGGAAATGCATGAGTCCAGGGAGTGGTTACGTCGTGACGGGCTCCTGGTGGATGACCCTCACAAGATCAAGTGATTGGGACTTGACAGTACCCGGACGTGGGGGTACGGTTGCTGAAGTCAGGCAAGCGCAAGCCACAATCAAATGACAGTTGCCAAGCCTGACGCCCACGGTCTAAGGTCAACACGATGAGCCCGCCCTGCGGCCCCGGAATCGGAAGGAGGACACAGTGATCAAGATCCAATCAACTGGTATCGCGCTACGACCGTTGCGCGATACTGCGACTGTGCCCACCTTCCGGTGCTGGTTCCTGGCGACCGTGACAGGGCACGAGTCCAACTACAAGCAGGAAAGCGCCATGATGGACGGCTAACAGCCTCAGCAGCAGAGCTGGAGCCGCCCCCGGAGACCCGGATCAGGGCGGTTTCTTCGTAGGTACAACTTCATGTGGGTGTGATGCAGCGGCAAGCATGGCTGTCTCCAAAGCAGCTTACGAGGGTTCGAGTCCTTCCACCCGCGCTCAGGTTTCAGGGAACTGAGACCTAGTTAATTGTCAATTCCACAGTGGACAGCATGTGAAGGTCCTGGAAGCAGATAGCGGCTGCCAGGACCGAATCGGGGTGTAGCCCAGCTTGGTCAGGGCGCCTGCTTTGGGAGCAGGAGACCGGGGGTTCGAATCCCTCCTCCCCGACGACCCGTCTCTGCTGAACTGCTTCGCGCCGTTGCTGACCATTGGTCCTCACCGGTTCCACCCAGTTCCCAGAGACGGCTCTAGGGCCTATAGCTCAGTTGGTAGAGCATGCGTCTGGCAGGCGTAAGGTGCCCGGTTCGAGACCGGGTAGGTCCACTCAAATTTGCCACTGTAGCTGAGATGGTGTAGCGCCTGATTGAAGATCAGGAGTACGGCGGTTCGAGCCCGTCCGGTGGCACGCATGGACCGTTGGAGTAATGGTCATCTCACCTGATTCTCAGTCAGGAGAATGTCGGTTCGATCCCGACACGGTCTACCATGGCAGTTCTCTCAGGCCATGTCCCTTGTGCACAAAAGCCACTGGTACCGGTGACAGAGAGATGAGCGAGCTGCTAAGGCAGCTCGCAATATGCCGGCGAAATGTAGTGGTTGCATCTCTGCCTTCCAAGCAGATCGGGCGGGTCCGATTCCCGTCGCCGGTTCATGAAACTTGATAAAGGTCCAGCTGAATATCTCCGGGCCCTAGCAAGTGGTGACCCAGAGAAGATTGCAGAGGCTATGGAGTTCCAGCGGGAAAGCTTCCGAGCCAGGTTCGGGTGTTACCCAGAGGAGCTGAAATGGGAATGCACCTGTGAAAGTGCCAATCGTTGGCCATTCAAGGAATGTACTTGCCCTGGCTGGACGGATGATTAATGGCAGCTCGTCTAATTGGTAGGACGCTGGACTTTGACTCCGGTCGATGGAAGTTCGAATCTTCCGCTGCCAGCTTGGCCGTACTGTGCTACGCGGTAAAGCAGCTGATCTCAAAAATCAGTGATGCAGGGTTCGACTCCCTGGTGCGGCACGTGACAACACTCGACTGTTTCAAATGTGGCATTGTCCTGGAGCCTGCTTTTCGGGAGGATGCTGACAACCAGCCGTATGCCGGCACTACATTCATCTCCTACGGTCAGTACGGAAGTACAGTGTGGGATCCCCCAGTAAGTGAAGGCCACCGCAGGTTCCTGGAGATAAACATCTGTGACAGGTGTCTGGTCGCAGGCAAAGATGCAGTTCTCCATGTCGACAAGGTCCCACGGGCTCCTATTTACAACTACCAGCCCTGGAATCCAGAGGCTGAGTAGGCAATGCCCTCAAAGCTCACCAGGTGGAGCGCGTCCATGGTAAGGACGAGGTTGTCGGTTCGAATCCGACTGGGGGCTCGTTAGCTGCTACTGACTCTGCCAGTACTGCCGGTGGTTCCAGCAAGCCAATAATCCTTGTGACGGCCCTGGGCGTCGCGTCCGGCCAGCTAACCATTGGAGATGTAGCTCAGTTGGTCAGAGCGTCTGCTTGCCAAGTAGAAGGTCGCCGGTTCGAAGCCGGTCATCTCCTCGCCCTGTCTGTAACGGAGCCCATGAAAGGGGGCTGACTCAATGCAAGCAGTACTCGTTCTGAACGCTGACCTTGGACCCTTGCATCGGGTCAGCCTCCGGCACGCTATCCGGATGCTCTGCCGCAACGTGGCTGAGGTCCATGAAGCGGAGCCCGACATACGGTTTGCACTTTTCGGGGGCATGCCCAAGGTCGTGCGCCTGGTGAAGTACATCGTCACCAAGTGGCGCTACACCGCAGGACCCGCCTGGTCTCGGCCGGGAGTTCTCAACCGGGACAACCGGCACTGTGGCTACTGCAACGGCAAGGCCACAACCGTTGACCACGTCACTCCCACCTCGCGTGGGGGCCGGAACACTTGGCAGAACACGGTTGCCTCGTGCGATCCGTGTAACCAGCACAAGGGAAACCGGACGCCAGCGGAAGCCGGCATGACTCTGAGGTCCAAGCCGGTAGCCCCAACGTGGGCGACGCTGGCAGCAAGGTAAGACTCCTGGGGGAGGAGGTCTCGTGACTGAGACATGGGAAGAGCACTGCAACAGCTACTGCTCACACGGTGGTGTCTGCGAGTTGAGTCGTGGTCATGATGGCCTCCACGACTCCAGCTACTGCGAGTGGAGTGACGAAGAGGCCATCAGCCGGGAAGATGCCGACGAGATTCTCAGTAGCAAGGGCCCCGAGGGGGCCATGCTCAAGACTCTCTGGGACATCTTTATCGACTAAGATGCAAGACGCTGGTCCCCGTGTTCGGGGATAATCCCATGGTAAAGAGAAGCACTGCTTCCGCCAGCGGACACATCCCAGATTCGGCTAACTTGGTAGGCCACCCGGCTCTGGACCGGGCAATCGAGGTTCGAATCCTTGATCTGGGGCGGTGGAGGACGCGCAAGCGGGTTGGCACAGGGTGCACCCATAGCCGCCAGCGAACTGGATAAACTGGGGATCGATCGGCCCCAGTAAGGGGATCCTCCGCTGTATGTCCGAGTAGGCAAACTGGAAAAGCCGTCAGACTGAGAGTCTGGTGCTTGCGGGTTCGACTCCCGCCTTGGGCACGTGAGGTGTTAACAGGGCAAGAAGGAGAGCAGGTGTCACAAGGAGCCCTGAAGGCTAGGTCATGATGGGGTCAAAAATACCTCGCTCCTTCGGTACTCCTATGCCCCGAGTCTAGATCTGCACCTCCGTTGCCAGTCAAGCACCGCAGGTAGGTGCGCCGGGCCTGTACCCCGGAGGCGGTCGGTTCGAGCCCGACGACTGGCTCGCAATATAATCACTCACCGACGACCAGCACGTGACGCTGGAACAGATGAAGATACCAATGAAGTACGGCTGGAGCCGTAGCAGAGGTTTCAGTCTTCGTGATGTCGAGAACAAGTGGTCCTATCACCTGACCCTTTGGCGCCAGCCCTGGCATCGATGGCTGATATTTAAGATCTACCACTGGTACGACATGCGTGTGTACAAGATGCCAGGATTCAAGGTCATTGAGAACTGGCTCCTGTACTGGAAAGGGCGTCGTTATCCGGGAGAGATCTGTCTTCCGTGGAGTGCTGAACAGGACTGCCGCTGCTACTTCCTCTCAGAGAAGCAGCGAAAGGTACTGCTCAACCTGGAACTGACCAAGGAGCAATACGACGGCCTCAAGGGGCACGACGAATAGCAACAGGCCCGCGTAGCACGGCAGGTACGTGCAGCCGCCTCGTAAGCGGAAGGTTCCCGGTTCAAGACCGGGCGTGGGCTCGGGTACTCCGTTTCGACCACCGGATATGAACCGCAAGGAAATGCGGATGAAATCAGTGATGAGGCTGAGAGTTGCGTTCCGCCGTAGGTGGGAGGAGTACTTCTAGGGGGATGTGCTGGTGCACAGGCTTGACTTGCAATCAGGCCCCGATCGGTTCGATACCGATATTCTCCACGGGTGGTAAGGCCCCCGAAAGGGGTGTATGCGTCTCATCGAGTCCCTAGGTACCTAGTCTTCCTCTAGGTAGGATGCAGCAGTCGTGCAAGCTGGTGGCTTGCGTGATGTCTTACCGCCCTCTTCTGGTAGAAGGTCCGGACAGCAAGGATCAAGAACTGAAGCTAGCAGGCTGGCTGGTTGGGCCTGGCGGTGATGAGTGGCTTCAGTCGCCTTCTACCACATGCCGATGCACGCTGACGGCTCAAGCGGCCTGACTTAGGATCAGGTGTTTTAGGGTTCGAATCCCTACATCGGCACCAAGTAATCAGATGCTTGGGTACTCCAACGGTAGAGAGGCCCGACTTAAAATCGGGAAAGTATGGGTTCGAATCCCATCCCGAGCACCTGAATACTCCTGGAGAAAGTCAATGCTTCGTTAGCGTAGTCTGGTCAAACGCACCTCCCTGTCAAGGAGGAGACCACGGGTTCGAATCCCGTACGAGGCGCAGTACATTGGTGGGATGGCCGAGTGGTCAAAGGCGCGGCACTGCTAATGCCGAGGTCGTCGTAAGGCGGCCCCCGAGTTCGAATCTCGGTCCCACCGCACAAGGGGATATAACTCAGTCTGGTCAGAGTTCCGATCTGATACATCGGCGGTCGGAGGTTCAAATCCTCTTATCCCCACGAGCAAACTCAGCCATTTCCTGTGGCCAACTGAAAGTTTGCCAATTGCTTGGATCATCAAGCAATGCTCGTAGCTCAATTAAGAGGGCCTCAATAAGGTCTTCAAACCCAGGGTCTCTTGCCTGACGCAACGCATGACACCTGGTGATTAACGCACACACTTCTTCCTGCTTGCTCGGCCACAGGACCTGCTCCGAAAATGGTTGATGGTATTTCTTAACATCGAAGTCGACATGGCCCCAGCCACCAGTTTCATCGTCAACCATCCTGTCGTGACTTATGAAACGCCATGTCATAGGACAACGTTACATGCCCCAGTAGCTCAACGGATAGAGCACCTGACTACGGATCAGGAGGTTGCGCGTTCAAATCGTGCTTGGGGTACCGAGGTGCTGGGTATGGCGCCTGAGCGTGAGCTATCTAATGGCCGCAAGTCTCGGCTTCTAGTCGACGGAAGCCAGGCACATATCCACTAAGGTGGGGATCCGGCTGGATGAGGAGCCTGGTTCGAAGTCAGGTAACAGGTAACACTGTTCGGAGTTCGAGTCTCCGTCCCACCGCAATGGAAGATGACCGGCTGGTCGAGGGGCATCGTTGGAAGCGATGTACAGGGTCACACCTGCACGTGTTCGAATCACGTATCTTCCGCACTGGAGACGCCAGCCGATAGGTGCCGGCCGCGAGCTTGAACCTCGTTGGGGGTAACACCCGTGGGAGTTCGACTCTCTCCGTCTCCGCACATGCGCCGGTAGCTCAGTGGTCAGAGCTGGGTTCTCTTAAAGCTCAGGTCGTCGGTTCGAATCCGACTCGGCGTACGTTGGGGTTATGCTAGGGTGCTTTTCCATGGTCCTTGGGAAGCACTGTAGTAAGTGTCAAGCAGCAGAGGCATTGCCATACACACACATGTGTCGACCTTGCTACAACGCTCGCATGAACAACTACATGACCGAACGGTACTATCGTCGTCGCGCAGCAGCCATCAAAGAGTTAGGTGGTCATTGCGCCAAATGCCGGTCACGTGCCGGATTAGAAATCGATCACATTGACCGCACCTTGAAACAGTATTCCATTAGCAAGATTCTTGCTTCTGCGCCAGAGGCAAGATATCAACAAGAGCTAAAGAAGTGTCAACTTCTTTGTAGGCGTCATCACAAAGCCAAGTCAAGCAAAGAGCAGTCCGTCTCTCATGGGACAGGACTTACGGGCAGGAAAAATTGTCGCTGTGAACTGTGCAGGCCACTGAAGAATGCATATATACGGGAATGGAAGAAGAAGAAAAGGCTCCAGCAACTTACCACCGGCGCCTGAGTGGACGGGCTCCGTACTTTTAATGCGGATTGTGGAGGTTCGAATCCTCTCGGTGGTACCACGCCCTTCGTGCCGGAAGCACAGCCGGGTCTTCTAAACCCAGCATCGCTGAGTTCAACTCTCAGGAGGGGCACTGGTACGATGTAACCACGACGCGGATGTGGTGGAGAGGTACCATACCGGGCTCATAACCCGGAGACGCCGTTCGAATCGGACATCCGCCACTAGGCCTTGGTCCTGGCACCGGGAGTGCCAGGCGCAAGCTCGGCATACACTCCGAGGCCAGGGTCCTTGCCCGTGTAGCTCAGCGGTAGAGCATCGTCTCGACATGGCGGTGGCCCCAGGTTCAAATCCTGGTACGGGTACGAGGGACCAGTTGGCAGTCCCAGTTCAGCTGGTCCCTCATCATGGAGCCGTAGACTAATGGTCAGGTCCCCTGGCTTTCAATCAGGATGGTGCCGGTTCGAATCCGGCCGGCTCTACTCATTCCCCTGTCGCCTAACTGGTATGGCACCGGATTGTTAATCCGACGCAGCAACGCATTGCTGGTTCGAATCCAGCCGGGGGAGCATTACACGCAGGAGGTCGTCATGCAGAAGGTCGAGGTCTGGTTTCATCAGGATGGTGACCACCTGGCAATTGTCGAGGTTCCTTGGTGGACTGACATCTTCGAAAGGGTCATTGTCAATCGGCTCTGCCCCTGCTGCGGAGTCAGTGGTTGGATCTCGGGCAAATCTGAGAGGGTCGAAGTAGCTTTCTACCGGATCTGGAATAAGCTGCTAAACGTCTCGCACACCCGACGCAAGGAGCTGTTCAAGGTTCCGGTAGTAAACGGATGTGTTGCTAGCCATGCTCTTTGGCCAGAACAGCGGAAAGACACCTGCTTCCGAGACGACTGTGAAAACTGCTGGCACCTGGGAGAGGATGCATTTCAGTACGAAGCGAAATAACGCACCAGAGCCCATCCGGTAGGTGGGGTCTGCCTTATAAGCAGAACGCGGTCGGGTTCAACTCCCACCTGGTGCACTGTGCCTGTAGCTCAACGATAGAGCGCTGGGTTGTGGCCCCGGATATGCCGGTTTAACTCCGGTCAGGCACCCCAAGCCAATGTTGGACAACGGTTGTCCCGCTGCCTGTAAAGCAGTCGCGCTGCGCGCATTGCAGGTTCGAATCCTGCCATTGGCACCAGATCCCTGTAGCTCAACGGATAGAGCACGGTCCTCCGGAGGCCGGTGTAGCTGGTTCGACTCCAGTCAGGGATACTCGACCAAGGCCTGCGCCTGTAGCTGGTTGCTGCACTACGCCTGCAAAGCGTGGAATCAATGGAGTTCGATTCTCCCGTGGGTCTCGTGAGCGACAGAATCCTGCGTCGTACCACCTGCACTGTTCCCGGCCACGGCACCAGCTGTGAGCCATCACAGGAACGGGACAATAGGCACTCCCGCTGCACAGAGGAGCAGTACGCCTTATCTCTGGAGCTAGCCGCCAACGCCTGCCAATACTGCGAGACGCCGTTTGATCCAGTGCGGTACCGCTGGTTATGTCCGTACTGCCACGGGAAGAACACCTGTTGCGAATAGCTGTCCACTGTGGTCTTGCCGAGCGGCCTTGGGTGCCATCTGCCTTTCATACGGGCGGCTTGCCCAGTTCAAATCTGGGGCTCGGTACGTGGAGAATTTCCCCAAGTCCATGGCTGATGTCTACAGGGCGTCGGGCACAGAGCAGACGATCACAGATCACCGGGTTGAGGCGAGTTATGGTGGTGGCATCTGTCCCGAGCAACACTGGGGCATCCTTACGGACGGCCGTAGTTTCTACTACCGCATGCGACATGGGTCTGCATCCCTGTGTCTAGGGCCAGTGGGCTCAGATCCTGGTAAAGACCTGCCAGCCGTGAATCCGGACTGGGTCAGGGCCGATTTTGACGCTGCATACGACGCCGGGAAAGAGTACCCACACTCATTTTTCCTGGGCCCACGCCCGTACCTTGAGGTTTACCCAGATGACCCCCTGGTCGGGTGGTTTGAGACTGACGAGGATCGACAGGATACGTTCACCAAGCTCCTGAACGAGATTGACGGTCCCGTCTCATATAGCACTGGTCCCTGAAAACCGCTTGCGCACCCGGACATCCTCCTGTAGGATTGTCGTCGTACCTCGGTACCTTGACTTTTGAATAGATGTTGCCGGATCCGAAGATCAGGGTTACTTCGCCTGTTAAGCGGGAGATCGCAGAGTTCGAATCTCTGCCTGGGGCTTTGGTCCCAGTAGCTTAGTGGCAAAGCGCCTAACGTGTCCTTGGTCGCCATGTTGCCCGGCAACGTCACACAAGCTTTGCTGCCAGATCCGCAGGTTCGGGTTACTTCATCGAAAATTGGTTTCGAACCCAAGGTCCTGAGCCGATTAGTCGTCTGGCAGCATAAAGACTTTGGCGCAGGTCCGAAGGACGGGGCTACTTCATCCAATCAGAAAATGCCTCGCCCGCCTCTGTTGTCTGTGTCACCATGTACCACGTTGCTAGATCCGATAGGTTTGGGTTACTTCAAAGGTTCAATTCCTTTCTTTCCCACCAAACATGGGAAAGCCGCCTGGTGCGGATACCTGAGCCGCCTAGTTGCCTAGCAGCATTAATACCCAGGGGCCGGATCCCATCAGGATCCCGGCCCCTTATTTCTTGTCCCTGGAGAGGAGAGAGCAATGGCAAGAATCAACACCAAGGGTGCACGCACGACCAAGCCTTCAGCAGTTGGTCCAGTGCGCACTGTTGCAAAGGACACAGTTACCTACGAAGGCGCTCCCGCTTACACCAGGGATGCCAAGTCGGAGCTATTCCTACTTGCCGTGTCCCAGTTCGTTGGGGAGCAGACCTTCTACGAGAAGGCTGACGACCGCACACAGCGCCTGGTCAACCTGGTTCGGACTGTAGCTGCTCAGGCCAATGGCCCAGAGTGGTTGCTGAAGTTCGTCCCTTGGCTACGTAAGGATGCCAACATCCGTACCGCAGCAATCATCGCTGCCGTGGAGGCAGCTCGGGCTCTACGTGAGAAAGGACAGACGGGACAGGAGCCTGGCTACGCACGGCAGGTCCTTCGTGACACCATCACTCGTGCCGATGAGCCAGCTGAGGCACTGGCCTATCAGTTGAACACCTACGGCCGTAAGGTTCCCAAGCCTGTCCTCCGGGGCATTGCTGATGCTGCCACGCGCCTGTACAGCGAGCGCAACTTCATTAAGTGGAACGGAGATGGTGCGGTCAAGATGGCTGACGTCATCGAACTGACCCATCCCAAGCCAAAGGCTCCTTGGCAGTCGACATTGTTCAAGTACATTTTGGACAGTCGACGTACAGGTGCAGAGCTGGACACGGATGCATTGCCCATGCTGTCAGCTCGGGCTCTGCTCCTTGCTGCACCCACCGAGGAGAAGAAGGCTGTTCTATCTGCGCCAGATGCTGCCGAGATGCTGGACGCTGCCGGCATGACCTGGGAGCAGGTTTCTTCATGGGCTGCCTTCACGGCAGCCACCTGGGAAGCTCTGATCCCAACCATGGGATACATGGCCCTACTGCGGAACTTGCGCAACTTCCAGGAGGCTGGTATCAGCAAGCAGGCCATGAAGTTTGTGGCCGATAAGCTGGCTGATCCTGACGAGGTCATGAGGTCACGGCAGCTGCCATACCGGTTCCTGTCTGCCTACTTGGAGGCAACCAACTCGATGTGGGCACGGCCACTGGAGGCAGCTCTGGAGGTCTCAACATTGAACATCCCGAGCCTGCCTGGCCGGACCTTGGTCCTAGTAGACACGTCAGGATCTATGACCAGTGTCGGCTACAGCGCCAAGTCGAAGATCAAGCCAGTTCAGGCTGGCGCTCTCTTCGGCATTGCCCTGGCAGCTAAGGGTGAACAGGTTGAACTTTTCGGCTTCGATGACCAGCTGTTTCCGTTTGCTCTCAAGCGTGGTGCAGGCGTTCTTCGAGCCACTGAGGAATTCAGCAAACTGGCCCGTGGAGGCGGCACCCAGACCGCCAAAGCCCTGAAGGCTACCTGGAATGGCCACGACCGAGTTGTTATCGTCACCGATGAGCAGACCTTTGGCCCACGCCAAGGGTACTGGCAGGGCGACGTGTCATCCCAGATCCCTGCCGAGGTGCCGATCTACAGCTTCAACATGGTTGGTTACGCACCGTCCATGATGGAGACTTCAGCCACTCGGCATCAGCTTGGTGGATTGACGGATGCCACCTTCTCAATGATCAGTCTCCTTGAGGCCGGTCAACAGGCAAAGTGGCCCTGGGAGCAGAGCAGGTAAATAGGAAATGGGCACCAGGTGACATGTCCTTAAACGGCGCCAGTGATCTAAATTGGCGGTTCACTGTCGTGAACAGGATCTGCAAAAATCCTTTGACAGTTGGCCCCGGTCTCCGGATATGAGGCCGGGGCCTCCTTACA